TTAACTGCATTTGCACCTGTCTTAACCGCTTTTTTTATTAAAGCACCACCAATTTTTTTAGCCGCCATACCTACTAGCGGAGCGATTGGTAGTTCGTCAATTTTTTCACTTTCTTCGGCACCTACTGCAATCCAGCCTTCTTGTTTTGCAACTTCTTCATCGTAGCCTTTGTAATCATCGTTGCCACTGAAATAAGTGAAGTCACTTGCTGGCATATAATGTGTCCAGTTTGACATTTCTGCTTTTTTGCCGTATCCGTGGTCGCCAGTTTTTGCGTTGAACCAAGCATACATATCTTCTTCTTCTGCAACAACTTCTTCTTCTTGAGTTACTTCCTCAGTTGGTTGTTCAGTTTCTTGTGGAAGATTTGCTAATTTTCTTAATCTGTTTAATTCTGCGTTTTCGTCCATTTCATCTTCTCCTTCTTCATCGTATGAACCATATAAGTTATCAATATCACCGATGAAACCATCACAAGCGTGGTTAGGATCATCTGGACAATCACCGCCACAATAACGACATTTTTCTTCTGCTATAAATTCGTATGATTCAAACCATTTTTGTTTTTGTGTTTCTTCGTTAGTTGATTCCATCATACCTAAATCAGATAATCTCATTTCTAACCATTCTGTTGGATCACCGTCTCTTGCTTTTTGTGTACCATATGGCATTTCGTCTTGATAATATCCAAATAAATCCATGTAAAGTTGTGAATCAGGATCTAACTGACCAGTTGCTTTTACTTTTTCAGCATCTTCTGGATAACTCATAAACATTGCTTTGACTTCATCTGCTTCCATACCTTCTTCAACTTTTTCATCAGTTGTTTCTTTGATTTCATCTTCGATAAAATCATCCATTAATGACTCATAGATTTCGCTTTCGTCTAGAGAATATTCTAATGGGTTATCACCTCTTGAAGGTGCTTTGTCTAGTGATTTCTTTTGCTTTGCAATACTTTCTGGAGATTTTTTTGAGTAATCGTCTAAGTCTAACTTATCGTTTGCTGGTGTTGGTTTGTATTCAGTTTCTTCTTCGATGCTTTCGCCACAACCACAATCAGATTGTGATTGCATTCCTGCTAAATGCATCATACGTAGAACTTCTTCTGGATGTTCTGTACTTGTGTTTGAAGTTGTAACTGACTTTCCGTTATCATCAGTAACAGTTAAGTTATAATGTTTACTCATTTTTCATCTCCTGAGATAACAGAAGGACTAGACTTTTCTTCTGTATCCATTTGTTCTTGTGCCGGATCTCTTTTTTCTTTCGGGCTTAATTCATTTTCGTGTGTCTCTGTTTCTTTTGGTGTTAAAGACTTTAAGAAATCTGAAATAAATCCACGTCCGTAAGATTTTCCGTCATCGGATTCTTCATCATAATCAGAAGTTAATAAAGGTTCTTTATTTTCTTCTTCTTTTTCTTCTGTTGGTTCCCATCCTTCTGGATGTACTGCAACTTCTTTGATGTTTAATCCTAATAAATCTGATAATTGTTGACGCATAATGTCCGCTGATACAGGATAACCTGTAACAACATCAATCTTTGAAACTTCTGAAATATCAATGTCTTTAAAGAACATTGGATTTTTAGAAATTGGAGTAGTTGATGTTTTTGACATATTTTTTACGTCATACTTTCCTAAGAATCTTTCAATTCTATCTTCATCACCTTCTGCCAAAGCACAGGCAAAACGTAATGTCATTTTATGTTCTTTTTCTGACTCTAATAATATTTCTTTAAAAGTTTTCATTGTTGTTCTCCAACGTACTATTCTTATTTATCAATTTTGTACAAATTTATTCCTTTTTGGACTTTGCCTCATCTGCAATCTTCTGTGCATCTGCTATTTTCTTCAATAATTCGTTTCTATCGATGTTCAAACTGCCTTCAGTAGTTAATTCTTCGTCATTTTTGCCAGAATCCCTATCTTTTTGATGATCCAGTTTTGCTTTCTGTAATTGAAGATTAATCATACGTAGTTTTCTGTCTACTTTACTGTCTTTTGCCTCTTTTGCAGTCTTTAATAACTGATTTGCAGTCTCCATTAGTTTAGCACCTGCGTGTACTTCAACGTTCATACCTAATTGAAAGATTTCTTCAAATGACTTTAGTGCTTTAGAATGAATATCGTCCATTTCACGGTCGTGTTCATTTAAATCTTTTACAACAGGCAATGCAGAGTCAATTTTCTCTGTATTTTCCATTTCTTGATTTAGAATTTCTTGCAATTCTTTAGATTCTTCAATAGTAGGAACTTGTTCTTCTTGTTCTTCTTCGATTTTCTCTGGTTCTTCAGGAGCAAGATTAAAAGTTTCTTCTAATTTCTTTGTCATTTCCAATACCTTTCTACGTTTTCTACATAACGTTGTTTACTAAAGTATTTTACATATGTTTCTTTCATAAATTGTAAATTACAAGTAGGACTTGTCATACCTACATACCCTGATATTTTGTTTACTAGTTTTTCAGGGTCAGTAACTAGTTCTTCAAAATCTACTATCAACGTATCTATACCTGATGTTACTTTATTATATAAATCAAACCAATCTTTACTATATGGTTCAGTTTCATAAGGCACTGATTTTACATCCGGTGCATTTTTAAGTATATGGTTTCTCATACAAATAGTAGTATTTCTTTTTAATAAAATTTTCTTACTGTATTTATATTTAACTTCTAAGTTATTTTTTAACTTGTCTACAACACTCTCACCTTTAGAATCTAAGTAAGGATGCACTTTAGATATGAAAAATCTTTGGTCTAATTTTGCTTGTTCTATCAAATCATCTAAATTGAACATAACTTCAAAGAAACTATCTTTATTATAAAACTCATAATCATCAAATACACAAGGCGTATCAAATAATTGCAAACCTATCTTTTCATTTTGCCTTGCTTTTATTCTACCATCATTGATAAACTCTATTTTAGCACCATTGCCATAGATTGAATCAGATATCGATAACATAGAGGTAAGGAAATCACCACCTGCACCTGGTTCATACATTAATAAAATTGTTTTCTTTGAGATTTCCTCTTCTAGCCTAGAAATCTTATCTTTATAGTTCATTTTTTAATCTTATCATATTAAGGTAATGATATTTATGCTATTTCTTTTTCCTCTTAACAGGTTTTGGTTTTCGTGTATTAGAATATATGTCTCCTTCAGTTAAAACTCTGAATCTCATATTTCTTTTATTACACCATTTAGTCGCCGCATCCCATTTTGCATAATTTTGTATGACTTGTGCTTTTTCAACTCTTGCTCTTGCTAATCTAGGATCTGCTTGAGCCGATGGTTTGATTTCTATTAGTTCTGCTTGTTTCTTTCCTGCTTTGTCTTGGTATACAACTACAAAATCAGGAACATATGCAGTTACTTTTCCATTTAAAGGATTTTGATATGTTATTTTTACTGGTTCACTAGCCCAAGCAAATATATTTGGGTTGTTGTCACAAAAATTCATAAACGTAAGTTCCCAACTACTTCTAAAAGTAGGTTCTCCCTTACCAGAATACTTCTGTGGGTTTCTTATTGTGTATTTGCCTTTGTGAAATTTTGATGTTCTGCTCATTTAAGAATAGCCCTTGCAACATATCTGTTTGGTTTTTGAGGATTTATTTTACCTTCTTGATAACCAAATCGCAAGGAACTGTTCATAGCAAATGCGCCTAAATCATTTAATTTAAAATCTGGAGATACTTCATCTACTAGTTGATATGGATTTAATCCATAACTTCTTGCGACATTTACTAATTCAGCCGCATAAGTATTTGCTTTGGTATCAGTAAAGCCTTTTTTAATAAGTTTTGCTTTTAATACATCTATATCGAATGCCATTATCTAATACCCTTTGTTAAATTTTTTAAAGTAGTAATACTTGATTGTGCTGAATTCAATGCTGAGTTACTTACATTTGGATTTGTTGAAACTGTAGTTGTTGGATTTGCGTTTCCTCCACGTGCCACTCCTGCATTGTTTATCCCATCTCTAACTAAATCGCCTATTATACCAAATTTACTTTGTTTTGTTTTACTTAAATTCTGTAATGTGCCTATACCCGTGTTCCCTACAATGCCTTGTGCCGCAGAATTTTTAATATTATTCCAGTTTATACTTCTTCCATTAAAGAAAGCATTTACTAATTCACCTTTTAATGCACTTGCTAAATTGCTACCACCGTATCTTTGTGTACCACCGTCATATGTATTACCTAAGTTAGCAAAATCTGCCACTTGAGGATATTTAGTTGCTGGTTCAAAAGGATTTGGATTGATGAATTTTTCTTCTGGTACTGCCTCAAGAAATTGATGTCTTGATTTGGCTTCTTCAATTTCTTGTCTTGCTAAATCGGCCGCCGCATCAGCATCTGGACTTGTAGTTGCTGAAAAGGCCAGTTTGTTATTTAATTTTGATAACTCATCTAATTTTTGTTGATTTATTTGGGTATTTTGAGCCCTTAATGAGTTTGAAAATGTCTGATTACCTGTTGCCCAAGGTGCATCATCGGCACCTGGTATATCTAAACCACTCATCTTATCTGTTACTTTACTTTTATCTCCATAAAAGTCTTTTAATAAATTATTTAATGCATCATTCCATACATTTGCGTGGTCTGTTTTCCATCCTGATGTACCTGAACTTTGAATTGCTTCAAGTAAGTATTCATTACCATAGTTCATCCAATCAGGGAATGACTCTACTGTAGTAACACTAGGACTTATAACAACATTTTCTGGTTGTAAACTTATGTCCATAGTTCTTAAAGTACTATCTGCATAATCACTTGGTGAGAATGTAATATTAGATACTATAGGATTGATTATTTCAATTTTTTGAATTTGACCATCACCGAAACCTTGATTTTCTATACCAGGAGCGGCGCCTACAGATGAATCTAAATTACCAAAGAAATGAAAAATTACAACTTTTTCAAATGATTGATGAAAAGACTTTCCTTTTGCCGATAATTTTCTACCTTGATTTCCTATTGACATTAATTCTTGTTCGATACTTGCACTGTCTGTGTTCATATCTGCATTAGCAAAGAATTGACCATAGATTTCTCTCATCAACTGAAACGTTTGACCGTCAGTTGTATCATAGAATTGTAATTGTACTTCTGGGAAATCTATACGTGTAGGAACATAGACACGTTTTCCATATCTATCTACAGGGAATGTAGTTGTTTGGATTCCTACTCCACTTACACTTTTTGCGAATCGTGCCGTTGGAAGTTTGTTTGCTGATTGAGTTCTTTCGTTTATGCCGTGTAACTCGACATAGAACATATCCCCAAATTTGGGAGTAGAATTCAGAGGACTACTACGTGGTCCTCCGAATCCGAATCTCTTTGAGGCGTTCTGACTGTCCCTAACTAGTTTGTTACCGGCGCCGTTAAACCCGCCCACTTTCTTGGTAGCCATATCGGTGCCTACCTTTTATTAACCAAGGATACTAGAGTTATTAATGAACTGTGTATCTGGCATAATTTCAGTATCAGTGAATACCGCGTTATCATATTGAATTGTTAATGCGATTGTTACTGGATCTGAAACTGAGTAATCAGATTGTGAGTAGTCTGCGTTCTGAACAAAACAACCTTCAAGTTGCCATTGTTCGTTTGGATTGCCTGAGTTACCGTCTAAGATTTCAATTAGAGTAGAAAACTTATAGTTAGTACCTGCCGCCGGACCAGCCTGATTTCTGTGGTTCAACTGTGATTGTACTTGAGCACCAACTAGTTTAGTTAAGTTGTTTGCAATATCATCACGTAGAGTAATTGTGATTGGCTCCCAAGTGTGTTTGCCCATCATATACATACGTGAGTTATATGAATCTACTGGAATTGATTCGTGAGTAATCTTCGGTCTAGTTACGTTCATTACTTGTCTTGTAAACTCTTGTGTTTGTGTGGCTGTGCCACCAAAACCTGCAACTTGAACACGGAAACGATAATTCAGTTTTGGTTGTAGAATACCAGAACCAGTAACTGCGTCACCAGAATCTGTTGGTACACCAAAATTATTTAATGTTCTTGCCATTTTTTTGTCTCCTAAAAAGTTTCGAAACTTTGTTTTATAAGAGTATTTATCATTAATGTTTGGAATTAAAGTTGTATATAATGAAAAACCCCTCCAAAAGGAGGGGTTAATCTAATTTATTTTGATAATATCTCTATTATGCTAGAGATTCACCAGTATTTCTAATACGTAGCGGAATGTAGATAAATTCAACTGATTTAACTGGTTGAATTGCAACATCTACATATAACTCGTTTCTATCAATACGTGCTGGTGTGTTGTTTGATTCATCACAAACTACTAAGAAGTCAAATAGACCTCTGTTTGTAACTAACTCACCACAGAAACGTTCTACTGCATCACGAATATTGTCACGTGTGATTTTATCATTCTGTTCGAATAAGAAACCACGTGATAAATTGTCAAGATTGAAACGCATATAGTTTACTAGTCTCGCAACATTTACTCTGTCTAATGCAGATGCAAATGCTTGTGAAGTTTTTTGTCCGTAAACTACTAGACCTTGATTTGGAAGGTCTGCGATTGGATTGACACGTGCAGTGTATAACGTATCACGTTGACCATTGCTTAAACGTACTTGTGAAAACTCATTTTCATCATTTACGAAACCAACTTTACTTGCGTTAGTTACAACACCACGTGTTAGACCCGCTGGAGCAAACCATGGGAATGACACTTGGTCTGAAAATGCTATTGTACGTAATGCAATCGCTGATGAAGGGATAACAACATCATTACCTGATAAGTCTGTAGATAGACCGTGTGGGTAATAAACTGCCGCATATGTTTCTGCTGGCATATTGTCAGTTGCCCAATTTTTAAGAGAAGTAGAATCTGACTTAAGATCCATTGGTGTATCACCAATTACAAAAGCGATTTCTTTCTTGTCTTTGTTTAGAGCAATCATTTCATCCATCAACTCAGGATAACCTGGAGCCGCGATTAAGTTAAAGTATACTGACTCTGAACGAATACCATCGTTGCTTGATAGAGCCGATTGCATACCTTCAACAACCATATGACGTTGTGCGTGTGCGCCAAACTTACCAGAACCATCTAGGTTAGAACCTGATGCCCACTCCCACTTACCGTTAGTGTATTTTTTAACATTGTAAGTAGAGTAATCCATGTTAACAAGTAACATATCTTGTGGGTGTAACTCTGGGTTTGGTGTTAATGCGTGTGCAGAACGTGTATTTGTATTACCTTCTGCATCATATGGAGCATCGTAGTTGTAGTGTCCGAATACTACACCATTAACTGATGATTGGTCTGCATTGTCAAGTTTAACCCAAGATGATCCATCGTAACGATAGATTGCTGGGTAAGGAAGTTCATCGCCATCGACCCATAAGTCACCTGTTTGTAATGGTGATGTACCATCTTTTCTTGCAGTAGGCATACCTGTTCTTAGTTGAAGTTCAGTTGCTTGTAAGCCGTCTGCGTCTTCTGACCAAGCGTGTGGTTGCCATTCCATTGCAGTACCATTGAAGTTGTTCTTTAAGATTTCAATTTTTAGGTCTGAATTGTACCATAAAGTACCTTCTGCAACTTCGCCTGTAATTTGTGTTTCTTTGGCTTCGATTACTAAATCGCTCCAAGCACTATCTACATTTGTTGCTCCTGTGAAGCCCATTGCAGTGAAACCTGCGGCAAAGTCAATGTTTAATTCCATGCCATCAGTTTTCGATACTCTGATTTTATTTGAACCTAATTTTTCAACTGTAACGTTGGCCGCATTTAGTGATGCGTTTGATTGCATTTGTAAAATTAATGCATCTAAAGTCACTGCGGTTACGTTGAATTGTTGACCTTCTACTGTGAAATCAGTTGTAATACTTGATGTATTACCGATTGCGTTAGAAGTAATTGATGTTACTGTTTTACCAGTATGTCTTCTTAATTCCCAAAAACCTTTTGTTGCATCATAACGTGCATAGATATCGCCAGCAGTTATCAAGTCTGCACTTGCGGCATCATCTGATGTGTATAATGGTGCTTGTACAGATTGAAATAATCCAGATGTTGAATTATAAATTGATATTGTTGGATCAATACCACCACCTTGTTTAGTTAGACGAACATAAAGTTCACCACCTGCAAGAGGTGTTGTTCCGTCTGACTTAGTAG